CTTCCTGTTGAAGTTAATAATTGTCCGTCACTACCTTGTGCGCCACCTACTGTTAGGTTATCTGTTTCTAGAACACCATCAATATCTACATTTCCTGAAATATCTAATGTAGCTGCATCCAACTCACCTGTAATAGTTAAGTTTCTTAAACCTGTGTAATCTTTATTAGAATCTAATATAACTGCTTTAGAAGCTACGGCTGTACCAACAGCAGTACTTCCAATATCAAGAGCATTTAGTTCTCCTACAACAGCAGTAATTCCATCTAAGGCATTCAGTTCTGCAGGTGTTGAAGTTATTGCAGTTGTTGTACTAGCTGCCAAGACTGGAATATATCCGCCTTGATTTATTAAATATTGTGTGTGATCTGCTGTAGGATCTACGATACTGAGTGTTGTTTCGTATGCATCTGCTGTTGCACCTTCAAAGATAATAGCATTCGCGGCATTCATTGTTACAGTATCTACTGTAGTAGTAGTACCTGCAACTGTAAGATTAGGAACTAATAATTGTCCTGTGCTTGGATTATATCTTAAAGCTCCTGTGTCATCTAACAATGCATTTGATTCATCATGAAAGACTACAGGGAAATTAGTGTTTGCAGTGCTATCTGTGACTGTAGCTTTGGATGATGTACCTGTTACATCTCCTGTTAATGCTCCTGCGAATGCTGATGAAGTGATGCTTGTAGCACCAGTTACTACGCCTGCGTCTACAACTATAGTACCATCTAGTACTATTTGTTGTCCTGATAAAGGAGTAATTGTTAAATCTGTTCCAGCAGTAGATGAAATATCGTTGCCGTTTATAGTTATGTTATCAACTGCAAGAGCCGTTAAAGTACCTACACTTGTAATAGCTGTTTGAGCTGCTTGTGTTACAGTTAGTGCAGTTCCTGAAGTATTTCCTGTTACGTTTCCTGTTAATCCACCAACAAATGCTGTTGATGTAATACTCGTTGCACCTGTGACTACTCCTGCATCTACATTGATTGTGCCGTCTAAAACGATAGCAGAACCACCTGCAGGTGTAAGATTTAAAGCACCAGAGTTTGCTGTAATAGTATTACCGTTAATACCGAGATTATCTACTGTTAAGGCTGTAAGAGTGCCTAGACTTGTAATTGCTGATTGTGCTGCTTGAGTTACAGTTAAAGCTGTACCAGATGCGTTACCTGTTACATTACCTGTTAAAGGACCTGCAAAAGCATCAGATGTTACTGTTCCGTCAAAAAATGCATCTTTAAATTCTAAAGAGCTTGTACCTAAATCTATTTGATTATCGGTTACAGGGTATAATGCTGAAGCTGTTAATGTCAGTCGTGCTGCATTAGCTGCTTTAAAATCAATTTCATCTGCTGTTCCAAAGTCAATAGCAGTTTGAGAATCTTCTCCTAATATTAAATCTGTAGCATAAATTGAAGTTATGCCTGTTTGTGCTGCGTCTACAGCAAAATCTATATTATCATTTGATGTATCGTAGGTTACAGTTATACCACTTTCGGTATTGCTTGAAAGCATATTAGTACCTACAGTATCTCTAATGTAAGTTGCTAGTGCTGTTCCGTCTACTGTGATTGCATCTGCTTCTAAGGTTCCGTCTATGTCTGCGTTACCACTTATATCTAGTGTAGCTGCATCAAGTTCACCTGCTACTGTTAATACACCACTTGTTAAAGTCATTAAATCCGTATCGGATGTATGTCCTATAGTTGTGCCGTTAATTATAACATTGTCAACTGTTAAAGTTGTTAAAGTTCCTAGTGAAGTTATATTAGATTGAGCAGCAGTTGTTACTGTAGCTGCTGTACCACTTACATTCCCTGTAACATCGCCTGTCAAAGGACCAGCGAATGCGTCAGAAGTTACAGTTCCATCAAAGAAAGCATTTTTAAATTCTAAAGAACTTGTACCTAAGTCTATTTCATTATCAGTTACAGGAGATAACGCTCCGTCACCGATTGTTAATCTACCAGATCCACCTGTAGCTATTGTAATTACATCTGAACCTGAGAACGTAATACTTGTATTAGTATCTCCGTCACCTGCAATACTGTCTAATTGTACAGCACCAACATTACTAAGTGCGGCATCTCCAAAGTCTACTGCACCTGCAACTGTTAATGTTCCTGAAACATCTACGTTACCGTTAATATCAATAGTAGTTGCATTGATTTCAATCTCTGTATCAGATACTAAGTCTAGTACACCATCGGCTGATTGATAAATATAAGTACCTGAATCACCAAACTGAAGTTGGTCAGTACTTGAAAGAAGTAAGCCAGTGTCAGCTACGTGTGTAAGAGAAACATCTTGGTCATCACCAAAGTTTATTACTGCACCATCTGCAAGGAATAAATCTGAAAATTCTAATGAGCTTGTTCCTAGTGCTGCTCCATCAGAAGCATCTGGAACAAAGGCTGTGGTTGCTGTGATTGTAGTACCTTGAACTGTACTTGAGCCTGTAACAGCTCCTGTGACTGCTAGAGTACTAGATAGTGTAGTAGCTCCAGTAACTCCAAAGGTTCCTGCTACTGTACCGTTTACATCTACATCGAGTGTATCAATATGTGCAGTACCGTCTATAAATAGGTCTTTAAACTCTAGAGAGCTTGTGCCTAAATCAATATCATTATCTGTTACGGGAGATATAACACCATCAGATATTCCTACTTGTTCTACGGCTGCACTAGATACTTCTACAAAAACTCCCCAACGGTTATTAGTACTATCTGCAACTATTTTATTTAAAAAGTCTAGATCGCCTATTGTATGGATACTACCACCTTGAGCAGCAGTACCATCATGTCTATGACCTGTAGACGAGGCACTACTTGAGCTATAAGCAAAGGCATTTAAAAGTTGATTATATTCGTTATTAAAAAGCGCAGCGGTGATGGTATCGCCATCAGCTATCGAACTTTGTCTAGTATATGTTTGAGCCATAGTTTAGTTCTCTCTTATTTATTATTGTCTTCCCGATGGTCTATAGTTTATATATAATCCGTTTATTGTGTATGGAGCGTTTGTATCGTTACTAAAAATTTTAAAAAAGTTACTGTGTCCACTTCCTACTAAAGTAGCTCTAACTAACGGTTGTTCAGGCGAGCCAAAAGTACTTGTTCCAAAAAGAGCAACAGCATCTCCAAAAATAGAAGGTGTTGCTGAGATAATACCTACGTCAGTCGGCTGTAATCTATCTGTACTGTCGTAATCAAAACGTACTCTAAGTGTAGGTTCTACCGAACCTTCTGGGAACACAGATACTTTAATATGGTCTAAAGTTTTTAAAGTTCCAAAGTCTCCGTAATCATAGTCAGGTGATTGGTATTCTGCGGATACGCTTGTTTCTGTTCCAGCAGGATTAAAACTATTTCCTGTATCGTGATTATAAACGTAGCCGTCTCTGTCTCCGTGATATGTCTTTTCTTTACCTGCGTAGTTAAATCCTGACGTTACGGCTGGAGCTTGTATTCCTTGTAGTTCAGACCACTCAAAACCTCTAGCTGTTAACGTACCTATAATACCTTTAGAGTTAGCAGTAGATGATGAAGTACCACTATAATACATTCTATACTGCGATTTATCTCTAAGTACTACACTACTATATTCAAAAGTAATAGTACTATCAAATATGGAGTTTATAACAGGCTGTATTGCTTTACTAATAGTTCCTAATTCTACGTCACCAATTCTTGCTGTACCCGCAATGGTTCTGAAACCATCAGGAGCTAAGAATATCAAGTCACCTGCAAACTCTTGTATTGTTTTACCGTCTACACAACCTACGTTCTTAGTAACAGGAACGATAGCTATTGTACTTGCGTTATTTATATTTTGTAATTTATAGATTGAGTTTTTACAAAATACAAAGAGTTCATTACGAAAAGATTTAAGTCCTACTACTTGATCGTCTAGTACAATACTACCTGAACCGCTTGATGTAAAATCATCTATGTCACTTGTACCACTATAAAAGATAGTGTTTAATGCTGTAGCTGCACCCGCAACGACTAAATGTTTATCGTGTATTACACAGTATTTAGGATAATGTGTACCACTGACTGTAATTTCTTTTGCAAAATAAGTTCGGCTACTTAATGCAGCTCCTGTACCTGTCATCTTAAAATAGAAAGGTTTTATTCCAGAGCCTTCATCAGTAATTATAGCTTCTCCGTAGACTGTATTACCTTCAAAGGTTGCAAAATGCGCTTTACCTTGTGAAGTTCTAGCAGAAGCACTACGCCCTGTAAAGGCTGTATAGTCATCACCACCAGCATCAACACTGGCTTTGTTAATCTGTAACCAGCTATC